GTGCTCACATTGAGCATTATGCCAAGGTTGTAGCCGAAAAAGCGAGAGCACGAAAGGTTATTGAAGATCTCAATCAAACGATAGCTAACGTATATGATGGTCAATCAGATCTAAATGACATACTTGTCCAGACCGAGCAAGCTTTATCAAATATAGCAAATGACAAGCAGACTGGATTTCGTCCAATCATCGATGTCATTGATTCCACACAGTCAATTATTGACGAGCGATCACAGCGTGTTGGTGACGTAACAGGAACACCAACAGGCTTCACAGACTTTGATAATATCACGACTGGTCTACATACTGACAATCTGATTATCCTTGCAGCACGGCCAGCAATGGGAAAAACAGCTTTCGCTCTAAACATCGCCCAAAATGTGGCAATAAGAGCTGGAAAACCAGTGGCAATATTTTCGCTAGAAATGGGAGCAGAAAGTCTTGTAGAGCGTATGCTCTCAGCCGAAGGACTGATTCCGTCATACCATGTAAGGACAGGTAATCTTTCAGAAAGTGAATGGCGCAGGATGATCCTTGCTCAGGAACAACTTGCAAAAGGAAAAATCTATATTGACGATACAGCAGGAATTCAAATCGCTGAGATTCGATCCAGAGCCAAGCGCTTGTCTCAAGAAACTGGCGGTCTTGGATTGATTGTAATCGACTATCTCCAGCTAATTACTGGTAGAGGTCGAGAAAATCGACAACAAGAGGTGTCTGAGATATCTAGACAGTTGAAGATATTAGCAAAGGAATTGAAAGTTCCAGTAATTGCATTAAGTCAGCTATCTCGTGGGGTTGAACAGCGAAACGACAAAAGGCCTGTGCTCTCAGATTTGAGAGAATCAGGATCGATTGAGCAAGATGCCGACATAGTAGCATTTCTCTATCGAGAGGCCTATTACAAACGTGAAGAGCAGGAGGAACCTGATAATGTCACAGAATTAATTCTTGAGAAAAATAGACATGGCAGCCTAGGGACAGTAAAGCTGTTTTTCCACAAGGAATATGCAAAATTTTCAAATGCGGAGGCTTAATATGGTAACTGAAAATCGGAGGTATTATTGGCTACAATTGAAAGACGATTTTTTTAACTCGAAGGAAATGAAGCTCATGAGAAAGCTTCCAGGTGGGGAAGAAATTACAATTATCTACCTGAAGATGATGCTGGCAAGTCTAGCAGAGCAAGGGAAGTTATATTTCGAGGGTCTAGCAGAAGATCTAGCCGAAGAACTTTCTCTTTTGATAGACGAAGATCCAGAAGCAATTAGATTGACACTGATGTTTTTAACAAAGAAAAAATTATTGACTACATCAGACAATTATCAGTTTAACCTTGAACAAGTTCCCGAAATGGTTGGAAGCGAAACAGCAAGCACCCGTAGGTCTCGCAAGCATCGAGAGAACCAAAAAGCGTTGCAATGCAACACCAACGCAACAAAAGGCAACGGAGATATAGATATAGATATAGATATAGATATAGATATAGATAAGGAGCAAAAAGCTCAATCAGATGTCTATGACGAAATTATTAAATATCTAAATGACAAAACTGGATCTCATTTTAAACCTACTAGCAAATCTACCCAAAGACTAATTAATGGTCGTTTAAGTGAGAATTACTCAATAGATGACTTTAAGCATGTCATTGATGTAAAAAGCCTTGAATGGAAAAATGATTCTAAGATGTCCAAGTATTTAACTCCAGACACGTTGTTTAATGCTACTAAGTTTGAAAAGTACTTAAACCAAAAGATGCCTTCGAGTACATCAACTCAACAACAAGATGAAAGGTTGGGATTTTAATGTATCAGGATTATACAGTAGATTCTACCAGTGAACCTAAAATTTGTAACAAGCACGGTTCAAGGATGATCAATGCAAAAGTCACGATTGATGGATCCCAGAAATCGCTTGACATTTGTCCAGAATGCGAAAAAGAAGGAATCAATAAATTGCAGGAACATTTAAAGCAAGAAGCAACTATCCAGTCCGTTCTAGCAAATACATACAAAGTATTTGATCGTGAGAGCATCTATTCCAAGGAATTAGAAGACAAAACACTTGATAATTACGATGCTGGAAATAAGCTATGTGAACAAGCTTTGAATTTTTCAAAAAGAATGTTGCGAGACTATCTGAAGTATGAAACAGGAAATGTGATCTTGAGCGGTCCTCCAGGAGTTGGCAAGAGCCATCTATCTATTGGAATAGCCAAAGCATTAAATGAAAAATTCAAAGAATGCAAGCAACCAAAGAGTGTGCTATTCGTTTCGACTTCTGCGCTCTTTTCAAAGATTGAAGAAAGCTTCAATGGTCGAGGAGACTTCACAGAAAGTTATGCTGTGAATCTACTGAGCAATGTTGATTTTCTTTTCTTTGACGATTTAGGGAAAGAAAGCAGTATGAGTGGAAACCTCAAAGAAGCAAATGAGTGGAGACAACGAGTACTGTTTAAAATTTTGGACAATCGCCAAACAACATTTTTTAATACAAACTTATCGAGCAACGATATTAAAACAATTTACAACAAGGCCCTTGCTGACCGAATCTTCAAAGGTGCCAGCAAACATATTTTTAAATTCCCAGAAAATACAGAAAGCAGGAGATATTAATGGAAAATAAACAATTAAAAGATTTAATCGCAAAAGTTCAGCGCTGGTTTTATGACCGAAACTTGCAAACGCAAGATCCAAACAAGCAATTTTTGAAGCTGTATGAAGAAATCGGTGAACTTTCACGAGGACTGGCAGAGAATGATGAGGCTGTTACGAAAGACAGCATTGGGGACATCACCGTGGTATTGATTGGTTTGACATTGCAATTAGGGATCAAGACAGAAGAGATCTTCCCAGAAAATAATACATTTGTATTTTCCAAGGCAGCAAAGTCAGAAGACTATTTTGTCTTGATGATGGACCAATCATTGGCAGCTTATTTCAATCGACAATCATACCAACTAAAAAATGTTGTTTATG